TAATATCCTTGGAAAAGTAAAAACGGCGGTATCGGATGTAATAGCATTTGTGACAACCTATGTAGTTCCTGTCGCAGAACAGGTATTACAGGTAATTATAAATGATGTTGTGCCGGGCATTGTAAGCTTCATACAGGCAGCAGCACCTACGATAATGTCAATCATTCAAAGTATTGTTGATTTTGTCGGTGCAGTTATTCCGATTATTGCAAATTTTATAGCCGGGTTAATGCCGATTATATCGCAGCTTATCTCGTTTTTACAGACCTATGTATTACCGATTATATCGGAATTGTTCAGTTTTATAACATCAACAGTATTGCCTACCATATCAAGCATGATACAGGCAATTTTACCTGTTGTTGCCAATGTCTTATCTGTATTACTTCCAGTGATTCAGACAGCATTAACAACAATTTGGAACATAGTAGCACCTATCATACAGGGAATTTTACAGGTGGTACAGGCAGTAATGCCTGTAATTTTATCGGTAGTTCAATCTGTATTAGGTTCGGTACAGGGGATTATACAAAATTTAATGACCGTGCTACAGGGAATTATCTCATTTGTGACAGGCGTATTTACAGGAAATTGGTCGCAGGCTTGGAACGGAATTAAGTCTATCTTTTCGGGAGCGGTCGGAGGACTTGGCGAAATCATCAAAGCACCATTACGAGCCGTTGTATCAGCGGTTAATACCGTAATCGGAGGACTTAATAAATTGAAAGTGCCGGATTGGGTTCCCGGACTTGGCGGAAAAGGAATTAACATACCTTTGATTCCGGGATTTGCAAAAGGTACAGACAGGACACCGGGTACATTCATAGCCGGAGAGAATGGACCAGAGTTGATTACAAACGCTGCCAACAGAAAAGTATTTACGGCAGCACAGACAGGACAGATATTTAACAATATCTCACAGGCACAGACGGCGGATAATGTATCCGCAAGAATGAGCGGGGCCGGCACAATCGTTATAAATGTTCAAAATTCGCCAAGCGTTGTAGTAAACGGAAACGGCGAAGCAAATAACATTAAACAGCAGTTAGAACAGTATGACGAAGCATTTTTAGAGAAGTTACGAGCAATCATTGTTGCAATTCTGAAAGAACAAAAAGAACAGGAGGACAGGGTAGTATATGCTTAATAACACTTATACAACGGTATCCGGGGATACTTGGGATATTGTGGCTTATAAAGCCTATGGCAATGAAATGTATATGGATACTCTTATTAAGGCAAATATTGAGTATAAAGATACCTATATTTTTCCGGCAGGGGTTGTATTGACCTTGCCGGAAATTGAATTAACGGTATCGGAATCCCTGCCACCGTGGAAACAGGGGGTAACGGTAAGTGAGTAATAAGAACTACGCAAGGCGTACCGTGGTAAAACTGTACTTTAAGGGTGCAGATATATCCAAAGAATTATCCAAGTATCTGTTATCCCTGTCCTTTACAGACAAAGAAGAGGACGAAACGGACGATATAAGCCTATCCTTAGACGATAGGGAGGGCAAATGGATTAAAGATTGGCTCAATACGAGCAAAGCAGTAAAAACAAAAACAGAAACGGTTACTACAGGCGGTGGAGAGATAAAGGTAGGTGCTATTGTGAAATTCAAGGGCGGACCGGTATACATATCCTCTATGGCAGCAGAACCTACAGTAAACAGGGGGGCAAGCACCTGTAAATGCACAATAGCGAACCACAACGCACACCCATATCATCTAATATCACAGGACGGACAAAGGGTATACGGTTGGTGCAATGCTTCAGACGTGGAGGGAGGACAGGCAACAACCACAACCAAAACGACCGTGATTAAAGAAAAGAAAGCCTTTAAGGGTACAGAAATACACGCTATTGTGATACAAAAAAATCCGTATTCAGACGGAAAAGATAAAATATTGGATTGCGGAAAGTTTGAGATTGACAGCGTGAGTTATCAAGGACCACCGCAGAAATTAACCATAAAGGCTACATCAATACCGTATAGCACAAAGTTACGGCAGGAAAAGAAATCTAAGACTTGGGAGAATACCAATCTTAAAAATATAGCAGAAAAAATAGGCAAGGGTAACAGCATGAAAGTAATGTATCTTTCAAGCCACAACCCAAGCTACAAGAGAAAAGAACAGGTAAACACGGCGGATATTGTTTTCTTGAAAAAGTTGTGCAAAAACGCAGGTATTTCCTTAAAGGTTACATCAAAAACCATTGTTCTTTTTGACGAAGCAGATTACGAAAAGAAATCATCCGTTAAAAAGATAAAGGCAGGGAAAGGAAATATATTAAGCTACAGTTTTTCGACAAAAACGGCAGATACATCCTATTCAAAGTGCCATGTATCATATACCGACCCAAACACAAAGAAAACCATTGAAGCCACATACACAGCACCGGGAGCAGACCCGGACGGACAGACATACGAATTTAAACATAAAGTATCAAGCCAAGCGGAAGCGTTGGAGTTGGCGAAGTGTCAGTTACGACAGAGAAATAAAGGCGAAACAACAGCGGAATTTACCTTAGCCGGGGATGTGGACTATGTGGCAGGCATAACCGTAACTGTATACGGATATGGAGAATTTGACGGAAAGTACATAGTAGAACAGGCACAACATAGTATCACAGGCGGATATAAGGTACAGATAAAGTTGCGTAGCGTGTTGGAGGGTTATTAAATGGCAGGATTCGGCAGTACAGATATACAGGAACTAAAGGATATTGTGAGAATCGGGCAGGTGAGCAAGGTAAACGCCGGAGAAATGACCGCAAGGGTGCAGATTCCGGACCAGGGCATAGTCACAGGAGATTTAAGGATTGTAAAACGACCGCCAACCGTGGAATGTGAAACAGGATGCAAGATTAAAGTAAAACCTTGGATTCCGACCGTAGGGCAATGGGTATTGTGTATATTCAAGCCGGACGGAGAGGGGGACGGTTTTATTATAGGAGGTATCTAATGGCAGAGATTGGAACACTTGGGGATATTGTCTTTAAGGTATCGGCAAATAAGGTAAGAACCTTTGACGATTTGAAGATAGACAGTAAAACCAATTACGCAAAGCATACAAGGCATCTTAAAAAGCCGTTGTTGGAATTTCAGTACAACGATTCAGACACGGCAAGCCTTACCATTTATTTATCTGCTTTTCTTGGGGTAAACCCTAAGAAGATGCAGGACAAAATAGACAAATACAGAAAAAAGGGAAAAATCCTTACGCTTATTATCGGCGGTAAGAAATACGGCAGCCAATGGGTTATAACAGGACATTCAAAAGACTATGAAAAGTTCGATAATCAAGGAAACCTATTGATAGCCAAAAGCACATTATCGCTTGAACAGTACGCAAAGAGGTAGAAAGGTAGGCGGAAATGAGTTTTACGATAGACACCACACAGGAACAGCCTATAAGCCTTGCACCTCAAACCATATACGAGGAAGTAATACAAAATGTTTGGTTTTTACTATCCTCAATAGAATATGATATACCGCTTAACCGTGAGTTTGGGTTAAATGCAGCTTACATAGACAAACCGATTACAACGGCAACGGCACTTGCAACGGCAGATATTTACGACAAAATCGGAGAATATGAGCCGAGAGCAGAGATTGTAAGTATAGAATTTACGACAGACTACGAAAGGGGCATATTAAAACCTAAAGTGGAGGTAGAAGTAAATGGCGAATACGACGAATACGACGAGGAATATACCGAGTGAGTTACCCGAGGTTGAGTTTGTAGATACCGATACGGAAGCACTTGTAAATAAACTGATAGCCGGATACGAAGAGATTACAGGCAGAACCTTATACCCTGCCGACCCTGTAAGGGCGTTTATCCTTTGGCTTGCAAGTGTAATCATACAGGAAAGGGTAAATATCAACGAATCGGCAAAACAGAACCTGCCAAGATACGCCACAGGACAAAACTTGGATTCATTAAGTGAAATATTCCATAACACCTACAGGCTACAGCCTACGGCAGCGAGGACAACGCTTAGATTCAGCATTACAACAGCACTTGATAAGGAATATGTGATAACAGATGAAATCGAGGTAACGGTAGACGGATATATAAATTTTGTAACAACAGGATACTTAATATTCCCGGCAGGAGAAACATACGCAGAGGTAGAAGCGGTATGTACGACATTGGGAGAGGACGGAAACGGCTTTACCCCCGGACAGGTAAGTAGGCTTGTTACAGAGGAATTTTTATATTTTAAGGAAGTTGCAAATACAACGGAAACAGCCGGAGGAAGCGGAGAGGAAAGCGATACCGCATACTATAACCGCATGAGGGAATCCGAAGAAAGCTACACTACCGCCGGACCGAGAGGAAGTTATACCTATCACGCCAAGGCGGTATCATCTCAAATAAGTGATGTATCCGCAGAAAGTCCACAGGACGGAGTAGCGGATATAAGGATAATGCTATACGGCGGAGAGTTACCGAGCGAGGAACTTATAAAAGAAGTGCAGGCACATTTAAGTGCAGATGATATAAGACCAATGACAGACAAGGTAACGGTTGCAGCACCGACTACAGTTGATTTTGATATTGAATTAACTTATTACATACCAAAAGACAAGGAAGCAAGCACCAAAGAAATCAAAAGGGCGGTTGATTTGGCGGTGGAAAGCTACGAATTATGGCAGACCTCTAAAATGGGGCGGGATATTAACCCGTCCTATTTTTATGCAATCCTTATGGATTCGGGCATAAAGAGGGCAGAAATTAAAAAGCCTGTATTCACAGAGATACCAAAGGGAAGCGTTGCGGTATTGAAAAAGTGTACCGTGACCTTTGGAGGGGTCGAAGATGAATAGTTTAAAAGATGCCGATTTTTACGCAACATTTCCGCCCGCCTTAAAAAAAGATGAAAAAATGGTTGCGTTGGGTCGGCTCATAGCGGACGAACTACACCAAACAGTAGAGCAGACAAAAAAGAATATCATATACGCAAATATAAATGAGTTGTCGGAAACATGGCTTGATGTATTAGCGTATGACCTCCATGTAGATTGGTACGATTACGATTACCCGATAGAAGCGAAAAGGGCGATTATCCGGGATAGCGTAAGAGTGCATCAAAAATTAGGCACAAAGGCAGCTGTTGAAATGGCTTTAGGTGGAATACACCCAAAGAGTGAGATAGAAGAGTGGTTTGACTACGGAGGAAAGCCGTACAGATTCCGCATTGTACTTGATACGACAGAATCAAGGGTTGCAGCAGACTATGACGAGATTATAAAGACAGTTGACATATACAAGCGTTTAACGGCTCATTTAGACGGTCTTTATTATCAAGGGTCTATTATTGTGGTAGTAATGCCTAAAACGGAATTTTGGCTATATTCCGTGCCTATGACAGGGCAATTAAAGACAGGCACAGAACCACATAGAAATACGGTTGGTGCGGTCGAAAATGCGGTTATAGATGTAATGACACAGGCAGCGGGATATACGGCAGAATTTACGCCAACAGGAACAAAGCCGGACAGAAATATTACATTTGCAACAAAGGATACCGAGATTGTGACCGAATCGGACACAACAGGATACCAATATACGAGCAATCAGACAGGACAGGCGAAAGCCGGAACGATACCGCAGAGAAACACGGCAGGAGGTGTAGCACAGGAGGGGATAACCGCACAGGCTACAGGACAGGCGTATAAGTTTGATTCAGACCTTACAGGAACGAAGCCGGATAGAAATATGCAGTATCAAACGGCGGATGTGGCAGCAGTTGGAGAAACAGAAGCACAAGCCTATCCATTTGAAAGCATCTTTACAGGAACAGTACCCGACAGGGCGGTAACTGTAAAGAACAGAGATATACAGACGGTGGCAGACACCGAAACAGAACAATACCATTATGAAACAGATATGACAGGACAGAAAAAAACAGGTACAGAACCTTATACAAACACAAAACCCGGAATATCTGATAAGGGAATGGCAACCACGGCAGAAACCGAAAGCTACCAATACGAGGTAAAGCGTTGCGGTAAGAATCGGTTATAGCAAATAAAAGTAAAGGAGAGTAAAGAAATGCTGACAGAAAGAGCCTTAGAGAGTTTCAAGCAGTTTGTAGAAACCAATATTGCTTACGCTATGGTCGAGTATGGCGGTACTATGCACAAGGCAAAAATCTTAACAAGAGAACGCCTAAAAGACGGCAGGGTAGCGTTGAGTATTTCCATTACCCCGGAAGTATCGGGGACCACAACAATTACGAAAATTCAGTTGTACGATACGGCTAGTAAGTTGTGGGCGGAAAAGAGCGAAGCAATCAAGTTAAAAGGTACGCAACAGGGCGTGTTGTACCGATTCAGTTTTAATTTTAAGGAGGAATAGAGCAAATGGGATTATTTAAGATTTGGAAAGACCATGTAACGCAGTATTCCAACCGCTACAGGGAAGTGCAGAACGCAGACGGAACTATTACACACGAAGCCGTAGAGGGCGAAGTAGTGCAGGAGGGAACACCGCAGAACGCACAGAACTTTAACGACTTGGAAGAGAGGGTATTATCCGCCGGGTTAATTGCCAATCTTGCAATGCTTAAACTTGGTGCAGCAGAAGGCAGGATTAAGGGATTGCAGGGAGAGATTGTAGAAGCAACCCTTACCAATACAAAATCATACCCTTTTAACAATTCCAAAAAGACCCTTGCACTTGCTACGCCAAGGGGCAATTTGGACTATACCGTAAATGTTGAAGCGGAAGCAAAGGACGCAGGAGGTGTAGGAGAAATCCATATTACGGATAAGCAGTTAAACGGATTCAAGATTGAATATACCGGGGCCGCCAAGGAAGTAACGGTAAAATGCACAGTACAGGGAGGTTACGCATAATGGCAAATGTAATTATCAAAAGTGATGAAAGAAAGGCAAATACGGCAGCAGTATTACAGGCTTATGGAGTAAGAGGTAATGCAACGGCAACGCAGAGGGAAGCAGCAGAACACATTGCGGTGCGTTCACAGGAAGCCTACGCAGAATTAAGAAGAATGGGAGGTAACAGATAATGGCAGCAGCAAAGATTATTGTAGTTGAGAAAAACGAGGGCGAGAAAATCGCCTATGACGTATCCACGACAAAAATTATTTTCGGGGACGATGATTTAATGGTAACAATCAAGAACCGAGAGCGTGACGAAGAGGTAACGCTTGATATTTGCAAGGACACACAGGACGGCTTAACCGTTGGCGTGAATACCGAAGCAAGGGAGTATGTGGCACAGGTCATTATCCCAGCAAGGGAATATGAGATTGTGGATACAGGAGAAACGGACGAGGACGGAAAAGCGATTACAAAGCGTGAGCCTGTACCGTTCGATATGAAGAAATGTACGCTTGTATTATGGGCGTTAATTTAATTTTAAGGAGGATAAAATACAATGGCAAACTTTGACGATTTACAGGGTGCAGTAGCACAGTTTGGTGCAAACAACAAGGTAATTTTTGATGATACCGGGATGCCTAGCATCATGGTAGCAGTACCAAAGGCAAAGTATAGTGATGTAATCACAGGCGGAACAGATGAAACATTACCGTTTTGGATTATGGACGGAGAGGAAAAGAGCGTAATTTATGTGTCTAAGTTCCTCAATATCGTAGAAAATGACCGTGCATATTCTTTAGGCGGATACCTGCCTAGAAACTATATTAACTTTGACCAGTCTGTAGCAGCTTGCAAAAAGAAAGGTGCGGGTTGGCACTTAAATCAGACAGGCATATTTGCGTACCTTAACCTGTTATCACAGAAAATGGGTACTGTACCACACGGAAACACAAACTACGGCAAAGATTATTACCACCCTTACGAGAGGGGAACAATGCCACAGGGAGAAACACAGAGAACACTTACAGGAAGCGGACAGCCTACATGGTATCACAATCACGATATGTCGGGCATTGCAGACATTAACGGCAACCTTTGGGAGTGGACCGGTGGATTACGCCTTATGGACGGAGAAATTCAGATTATCCCTTATGGTAACTCTATGAAACTTGATTGTGATATGTCAGCAGAAAGCACACTTTGGAAAGCAATTAAGCCGGACGGAACTTTAGTAGAGCCGGGAACGGCAGGCACATTAAAGTTAGACCAGGCAAGTGCATCCGCAGGAATTAGAGTAAATACAAAGGTTGAGTTCCCTACAAGCGGAGATACTTACAGAAATATTGCATTAAAGAGCCTTGGGGCAGCTTCCGGGGTAACTATTCCGAAGTTGCTTATTGCACTTGGATTATACCCGGACAGCGGTGTAACAGGATACGGCAACGACCAGATTTGGATGAGATGCCACGGCGAAAGGTTGCCTTTCCGTGGGTCGGCGTTCGACAGTACTTCCTATTCGGGTCCGTCCGCTCTCTACTTGAATCGCCCTCGTTCCTACTCGAACGACCACTTTGGTTTCCGCTCCGCTTTTGTTGAGTAACTGTAAACTGAACACTGAAAAACTGATAGGGCGTGCGATAGCACGCCCTTTATAGCAAATACATTACAGTTAGGCGGTTGCAAAAGTGGAAGAGATACAACAGGAAGAAAAGAAGCATAACGGAAACGATATTTTTCATATCAAGGAAAAGATTTATGAAATGATATTGTACGGCAACCCTCAATTAAAGGACTTTCCGAAAACGGAGAGGTATGTACTTGCAGGCGATATAAGAAAGACAATGTATACAATGTTGGAAATGGCGGTACGGCTTGAAAAGAAGTACCACAAGAAAACCACATTGCAGGATTTGGATATTGAAGTTGATGTATTAAGAAATCTGCTAAGACTTGCAAAAGACCCGAACCTATACCCAAACCAAAAGCCTTGTTTGAATTTCCATACTTGGGAAGTATGGATGCGAAAGGTAGACGAAATCGGTCGTATGATAGGCGGTTATTCGGAATGGGTCAACGGCAGGGAAAGACAGAAATAAAAATACATAGGGAAATAATCACAAAGTTACGGTGGTTGCCTATCCGTGGGTCGGCGTTCAACAATACTTCCAATTCGGGTCCGTCCGCTCTCAACTTGAATAACCCTCGTTCCAACTCGAACGACAACATTGGTTTCCGCTCCGCTCTGCCCCTATGTCAAGAAGCCTTACGGTTACGACCGTAAGGACAGTACAAACAGGGTTAAAGGGGTTATTTTCCGTTCCTGTAGGCAGGAAAAAGATTGAATTGCCGTAAAGACAGTTAGTAAGCATAAGCCGAAAAGAAATATATTTGTCACGTCTGAAAGGGTTAAAAACTGATTAGGTTTGTACGGCACAAATTTACAAGAGGTATGCAATGCAAAGCATAAAGAACATATATGAAAAGATTTATGATTTTGAAAATTTACATAAGGCTTGGGAGGAAGCGAGAAAAGGAAAGAGGTACAGGGATGATGTATTGATTTTCAACCGCAACTACGAAGAGCAGTTAATAAATATTCAGAATCACTTAATTTACGAAACATACGAGGTAGGAAAATATCATACCTTTTATGTTTACGAGCCAAAGAAAAGGCTCATTATGTCCTTACCATTTAAGGACAGGATAGTACAATGGGCGATTTACAGGCAGTTATTTCCGTTATACGAAAAGACATTTATCTTTGATTCCTACGCCTGTCGTAAGGGCAAGGGAACGCATAAGGCAGCCGACAGGTTGCAGTATTGGTTAAGGCAGACCGAAAGGAAGCCGGAACGGTACTATTATCTGAAAATGGATATATCAAAGTATTTCTACAGGGTAGACCACGATATTTTATTAAAGATTTTAGCACGCAGGATTAAAGACCAACGATTGCTCAACCTGTTGGAAAAGATTATAAATTGCGAATCTATGAATTTTGGATTACCGCCCGGGAAAGAGCCGGACGAAGTGGAGGTATCGGACAGGTTAGGTAATAAAGGGATGCCGATAGGCAACCTTACCTCACAGATGTTTGCAAACATTTACCTTAATGAGGTAGACCAATACGCAAAGCATGAGTTGGGATTACATTACTACATCCGATATATGGATGATATTATCATACTCCACCACGATAAAAAGTATTTAGCAGAGGTCAAGGAGTTGTTGAGAGCGTTTTTATCAGACGAATTAAGGTTAGATTTGAATAATAAAACAGCTATCAGACCGTGCAGTATGGGAGTTGATTTTGTAGGCTTTAGAATATGGTCTACGCACCGCAGATTAAAGAAGAAAACGGCGGTAAAAATCAAACGTAATCTTAAAAATCAGATTGCAAAGGTAAAAACAGGAGAAGAAAGAAAAGACAGGTTGGACCGTTCGGTAGCTTCATACCGTGGTATCCTGTCACATTTTGACAGTTACGGACTTAGGCAGAGCCTTAACACCCTGTTTAAGGAAAACGGTATGGTGGAAAAGAAAGAAGAGGTAAGCAGATGCACAGGAAAATGTGATAACTGCCCGAACTATACCGAAAGTTATTTTTGCGGATTTGCTACGCCATATTGCAAACTGCAAGGAAAGGAAATTACACACAATGTATATTGATTCAGCAGCAATTATAACTATTGCAAGCGTATTAGGGGCATTAACTGCCATTGGTGCGGTTGCATACAAGATTATCAAATGGTTTCAGGCACAACAGAAACAGACAGCCGATATTGAGGACTTAAAGAAGCAGGAGAAAGAGGACATAAAAGCAATGGAAGATGAATTATGCTTACTCACTTATGCGGTATTGGCGTGTCTGAAAGGACTTAAAGAACAGGGATGTAACGGACCGGTCACAGAAGCCATAGGAAAGATTGAAAAACATATCAATCAAAAGGCACACGGACAGGAAACATAGGAGGAAAAACAGAATATGAAATATCTTATTTGCGGAATCCTTGGCATTGCTATAGGATTCTTTGTTTTTTATTTGCTTTTTAGGATTGCGAACAAAGACAAGTTATACAGAAAGCTACAGGACGGAAATAAAAAGAAACTTCCGAAGCCAAACTTTACAAAACTTGTATTGGTCGCAGTCCTTTTTACTTACTTTGTGGGTCTGTATATCGGTATCAAAGTAACACTTATCGACTATTCACAATTCGGGGTGCTTGCCACATACATAGCAACCCCGACTACTACAGTAATTGCCTTGTATTGTTGGAAAGCCAAGGCAGAAAACATTATCAAAATCAAAAAGGGATACCCGGAGGAAACTAAGGATATTTCTGTTGATTTAAACAACATCAATATTTAAGGAGGTACGGCGTTATGGGAAAAACAATAACAGCCGGATTTATCGGTGATACAATTAACGGTATCGGGATAAATTCAAGTATCAAATGTAACAACGACAATCTGAACAACAACACAAGCCGAAGCGTATCTTATGTGGTAATGCACTATACAGGTAATTCAAAAGATACAGCAAAGGCAAATGCAAATTATTTCAGCGGTGCGGGGCGTAATGCTTCCGCTCATTTTTTTGTAGATGATGCGGAAATTTACCAAAGCGTAGAGTTGAGGGATACCGCTTGGCATTGCGGGGCAAAGCCCTATAAACACGGCTCTTGCAGAAATGCAAACAGCGTAGGCATTGAAATGTGTTGCACCGCCGGAAACTACAGAATTTCAGACAGGACAAAAGAAAATGCTGCATACCTTTGTGCATTTCTTTGTAAAATGCTTGGAATTGGTGCAAGTGGTGTTGATTCCTATGTATTACGCCATTATGACGTAACAGGTAAGAATTGCCCGGCTCAAATGGTAAGTAACCCTACGGAATGGCAGGCGTTCAAAAACAAGGTTAAGGGTATCTTAGGCGGTTCAGCATCCACAGGAGGACAGCATACCGCACAGCCGACAACGGATAACGTGGCAAGCTACAGAGTAAAGATTACGGCGGATGGATT